CTCTAGGGTTGATATATTGCCCCATAAACGAGATGAAAATGTTTTTCCGCTCCACGGATAGTTCATGATGTTTTCTAGTTCATTCTTAGTTAAACCAGGTGCTGAACCGCCTAATAATTGTATCAACGCATTAGAATTAGAATTGTAGATTCGTTTTGTGATATTCTCTAAGTCGTTATTAAATTTACCGTTAACATCACTAGCTATTGCTTCACCTGCAATGGTAGAAAAAATGTCTGCTCGTAATTGTAACAAGCGATTAACTTTCGCATAGTCAAAGGATGGAAAATATTCATCAATGAATTGTTTATAAACTTCATCTGATTCCATCAACTTTTCATAGTTCTTCTCAATATACTTACGGTACTTCTCTTGGTCTCGTTTGCTAAAATCTTCTAGCATCTCACTTTGAGTAATACCGTGTAAATCAGCTTGTGCCAATAACTGTCTTTGAATTTTAACTAAAGCACGTTCGAAAACAGATTCTAGTTCACTAAGAGTTTTCTTTTCCAGTTTCAAGCGTGCTTTGTCTTCTAATTCACGACGTTTTTCCCAGTAGCGTTCACTAACTGTTGCTTTCTTCTTCGTCATTATCCGCACCACCTAGTTTGTAGTCACCACTAGGATAATCTTGACCTTGTTCTAAATTCATCAAGTCCATTTCATAATCTGGGTCTTTAGCAAATGGAATCTGATTAATAATTGTTCGTTTAGATAGAAACGGCGAAAGTTTTGGCAATGCATCAGCAAGATAGCCAATATCTGTTGGCAAACTGCGACTGAATGTAAACACAATTTTAGACACATCTAAATCAAGCTTATCGTTAAATTTAATGAAAGCTGCCATCGTTTCAGCGACTTCTTTTAAACCTTCCCTGAAATACTGCTCTTTTGTATTTGTTTTTGCTTCTAAGGCAATAATTTGCCATTTACGAGCTTCACCAGAAGCGTTTGATTTAAATACCTCATCATTAAAATCAATTGATTTTGTGATTGTATAGAACATTTTTTTTAGCTGGTTTAGATGATACTCGTTGAAATCTTTATTAATATCTTTCGTTACATACCCAACCTTAGCTTGTGGATCTGGTAAGTTAAGGATACCTAATTGTTCCATCATTCTTTGTGCTTTTTCTTCATCTAATATTGAGCCGCTAATGGCCATGTAAGCAAGTTTAAACTGTTCAACTTCGTTTTGTTGGTCTGATAAGCTTCTATCAAATGCATCAGAAAGTTCTTCCGCCACTTCAAAATCGCAATAACGATTCGTATTGTTTTTAAATTCTGATAGGTAGAACGTTTCTAGCGGGTTTTCTACTTCCTCAATTAATTTAAATGTTCCAGATACACTGACTAAATTAAATTCAATGTATCTGCTATATATGCGTATTCTTTCTTTAGTAATGACTTTCATTTCTTCAAAAAATTTTTTTTGATGTGTGTCGTATTTTTCACGAATAAAGATATCTGCATTTTCGTATTTTTCAGCTTTCCATGGTTCGATATTGCTCGCCCATAATTGCCAACCTTCCTTGGTTTTAACAGGTTCTAACAAACGAAAAGCAACACCACAAGCTCCTTGAAACCGAGCTGTGTCAGAATCAAGCATGGCAAACCGCATATCATTCACTAACTCTGTCAGCCGTTCGAACTCTTTTGGTGTTTTGGTATTTTTTAATGTATTATTCAAAAATAAATCTTTAGCACGTTGCATAATTGATCGTCTCTGCTCTGTAATATCGTAATCCCACTTAATTGGAATACCTGTGAAATGGTCCGCTGCTTGATCGACAATAGTATTGTATAAACCAGCATGAAGTTTATTATTCACTTTTATAATCTTTGTGTTTGGTTTAGGTCTTCTATCGATCTCATTTTGTTCGCTTGTATAAGCTTTGTATTTGCGCTCTCTATCATCAAAAAATGGCTTCATTTCAGTAATAAAATCATTAGGATCGAAAACTTCTTCATTAATTTGTGTAGAATATTTTGTTCGTAATCTTTTATACCGCTTCAAACTTAAATTGTTTTGAAACATTTTCACACCTCCTAATATTGGATAAATCTGACTTGGTTATCATTTGCTAATGTTTCTACAATGCCTGTTACAGCATCTGGTGCATCATCGTGTCTGTTTTTACCTTCCCTTTGGTAGGTCGTCATAGCTTCATAAAATTCTGGCCATCTTATTTTCCAATCTGATGGGAAATACACATTATTTTCTACAAGTGCCGAATTAGAAAGAATACGTGATTGTTTATTTGCCGATTGATGAAACGGCTCGTAATAAGCACCACGATATCCTCGTTCTTTAACAATTCTTTCTGAATTACGAGAAAAACCACGCCCACCAGAGTTAGACTCAATGCGGACATGGTTTACTTGGTTATTTTTAATTTGTTCAGCGTGTGCTGTTTCCGTTTTTTCCATTGGTTCTTTTGTAAATAGAACATCCAATACTTCTGCTTTATGATCTTCTGTCTCACCAAAAACAATTGAACAAAGATTATCAGCACCAGTGTCTGCTGTATCGGTATAATTCCATATTTTAATGTAATTAGAGCGTGTTTCATATGTTGAAAATTTTTGGTACAAACGACCTTTTAAATCAATCGGTTCTTGTTGATAGTTAGCAGAAGCAATATCTGCACCCATCGTTTTCTTTTTACGGAAATATTCTTCTTTAGAAAGGACAGACTCACAAAGCATGGTGTCTGTTTCTTCGTTATATGCTTTCATGCTAATATGTTTTACTTTATAGCCTGATTGCGGCAATTCTTTTAATGCTTTACCTGCTAAATCATTAGAATTCCATCTGGTCATAATGATGATGATTTTGCCGCCTGTTTCTAAACGAGATAGCATCGTATTAACAAACCACTCCCAGTGTTTCTCTAATACCATAGCGTTATTTGCTTCTTCAGCATTTTTAATTAAATCATCAATGATAATAATGTCTGCACCAAACCCTGTAGCTGTGCCAGTTGGTGACGTTGCTAGATAATTGTTATATCCGCCAGTCAAACTCCATAAGTTCATGGCTCCATCACCAGACTTTATCTCTACACCAGGGAATACATCTGAAAATACAACTCTGTTTTTATCAGCTTTTATTTCTTGAATAGTATTCCTTACGCTTTTAGAAAATGTTGTAGATAACGTTTCGTTATATGATCCCGTCATTATTTTTTTTCGAGTGTCATTCCCTAACAACCATTCTACGAATTTACCAGCAGTTCTCGATTTCCCGTGTCTCGGCGGTTCGTTGATAACTAGAACGTCATTATCGCTATCATAAATGAATTCTTGCAAGTCATCACATAACTCTTTTAAGTACTCTCTGTCTTGCTTATAAAAGTCAGATGCCGTTAATTTGCAATATTCCCAAAAATAACGACGGGATAATTCTAACTTCGCACCCAAAACAATCTTATTCATCACTTTCAGCTAACTTTCTTAATTCTTTTTCAGACAAACCAGCAAAAGGATTGTTAACAGACATTTCACCAGAAACTTGAGTTTCTTTCTTATCTCTCCACTCATCTGGTTTTCTATTTTTCAACCAGAAAATAGCAGATGTTGGGTTAGGGGCCACTTGTTTTGTTACTCGTTTAGTTACTTTCATGCCTGAGTCAGTTAACTCTTTAGTAATTTCAGTGTATTCGTAACCCACCGCACTTTTAAACAATGCATTTTCCACTTGGCGGTCTACAACTTCTTTACCTCTTTTTATGGTGTCCTTAATGTCCGGAAATCGTTTTTTCCATTCATTTAACGTAGAACGACTTATTCCAATATTTTGTGCTATCTGTTCATCGGTGAGGCCGTCTTTAGCCCATCCACCTATTTTTATTAATCCTTCTTCAGAAATCCACTCTGTGTACTTTGCCATGACCTCACCTCCAGTATAATTTTATGTATAAAAAAAGACTACTATTCAAATAAGCAGTCTTTCCAAGTATAATACTCAATCTCGGTTCATTGCATGTTCAATACACTTATCGCATACAAATTGTTCAGGATCATTTTCATTTGGGTAAAATAAATGTCCACAGTTATCACATTTTTGTTCACCATTATAATACTTTCTTGCTGCTTCCATTCTAGCTTGTTTATCTTGTTCATCTTCAAAAGCTCTTGACATATCGACATCTCCGTTCATAAATTTGTTATTAAAATCAACGTTATGAATTTAAGTATAGCGTATGACAAATCGAAAAAAAAGTATCTCAGCAAACTTTAATTTAACTTACAGTACCATATATTAGCTTAACTGCTTTCAACTATCCTATAAATGCCTAATTAAATTGAGTAATTTACAATACTGTTACTGGCCTTCTTTGGCTTTATCCCATTCTATTTTTAAATATAAGGATATAACTGTTGTAAAGAAATCAATAGCTTTATGATAGTTTGTTAAACTAACTTCTATATCTTTTATTTTTCTTTGATAATGCTCAATATTCTTCTCTGCAGCCACATAATCATAATCTTCACCTTCTAATTTTTCTGGTGGTGTGTTCTTAATTTTCTCTAATTCTGATTGCTCATGTGACATCCAATATTCAAAATTATCTTCATACAATTTATTTATTGAATCATGATAAAATCTTATTTTATTTGAAATATTTTTATAGTTGTCATCTTTATACAATTCAACTAAACACTCAATGTATTTTTTTATATATGCGTGTTTATTAATATTGTTATTTTCTTTTAAAACTATAGATGTAGCAGTCTCAGAAATAATTATTTTATTTTGTTCAATGTATATTTCTGAATTAACTTTTTTATTCATTTTTGAATTAAAATATAATTTTAATAGCTCAGATACCTTTTCAATTTCCAACCATTGCTCATAGAAAACAGTTTTTTCCTTTTGTAACGAAAGCAGCAAAGAAACAAGTTCTGATGTTTTATCTCTTACGCCAATTATCCATTCTATCCTTGCCTTTGCTTTTAAATTGGCATCAATTTTCTTTTGTTCCATTATATATTGTCTTTCGGCAGTCTTCACAGAATTTTTATAGCTTAACCAAGAAAATACAGCTGAAATTATAGCTCCTATAAGAGCAACTGCAGCAGCTGCAGTTGCCGACTGAAAATCCCCGTTGTGATCCCAAAATAAAGCTTCTAACATTTTTGCACCTCGATAGTTTTATTTTAATTATCTACTAACTATCGATATCTTTCAACTTAAGATTATCCTCAATCAATATTTTTAAATCAGAAAATTAATTCAATTTGCATTCTAATCCATCAAATTCTTGTTAATATTATTTTGAATGTCTGCTTCATCAAAGAAACCATGCCCACAATAAACAAGCTTACAATCATCAATTTCCTTTGGCGTGGCTTCTCTCGTCATTTCAAAAATAGATGCATTCTTTTTTATCTGCACAGACATTACAACACGCATTGAAACAGTTGAGTGCTTCGGATGTGGATATTCATGTGTTAACGATACCTACCAATAGCTTTTCATGTTCTCTCTCCTAATTGTTTTTATGTATATTTGTTTATTGTAAGACAAACACTTTAATCCCTGTTATACTCATTGAAAGACAGCAACTCCTTTTTGCTTCATGTAACACTTCCAGTTATTTCAAAACATAATCTGCTGTCTGGCCACTAGATATTTTATCTGGTGGTTTTTCATGCGAAAACAATCCAAATATCCGACAAAACTTGACAGCTATGTTACACTTGTTTTAGGTAGCACTCTTTCATAATAGCTAAAGTTCATAAACTACAAGTGACACGAGATTTTCACTAACGCTACCTAGCCACTAGATCCCATTTCTAGTGGCTTTTTTTGCACAAAAAATAAGTTTTGATGTGAATAAACGCTCTTTTATTCTTTATTCTTATTTGATATAATTTTTTAGGTAGCAACTCCTTTTTGTAAATAGCAACCAACAAAAATTTTGCACGAATGCTACCTAGCCACTAGATCCCATAGTCTAGTGGTTTTTTTATGTACGAAAAAAAGACCACTTACTGAGTGATCTTTATATCGACGTGGCAGGAGTTGAATCTGCATGCCATTGATTAAAAAATAACTGTTCTTATTTATTAATGAACCTTTTCTTTTTTGGTTCAGATTCAAAAACTATTTCTAAACTCAAAATAATAGTCTGTAAAGACAACGCCATAAACAGCCCTGAGAAAAATGTCCATATATAAAATATTAGGATTGAAGCAAAGGTCTCTTTATACTGAAATATTTGGAGCATCATTGATAGTATCAAAGTAGTAAATGCACTTAATAAAGATATAAAGAGTTGATATTTTAATTTTTTTCTATAGCAGATCCTCGTATATTCTTCATAAAACTAGTATCTTTTATAGTTATAAGAATTCCATAAAAAGCCGAATAGAAACCTATAATGATTGAAGTAAAATTAATCATAGAATCTAATAAGTTATCAAACCCTTTGTCATTATAAGAAAATTGGGTTAACGAACATATCAAGACAAATACAGCACCAGTTAAAAATGGAAAAATCCAAAAAAATATATGATGTTCCTTGTTCATGATATCTCACCCCTCTTCTTTAAACTATTTTACAGCATCGATAATTTGTTTTCTATACCCACCTTCATTAGGATGAAAATAATAATTTTTAATATTGTCTATAACACTATCTGATTTTAAAAATGCACCATCTGGCAAATCAAAAGAACGATACACATAGAGCTTTCCATTTATTAAATCATACTTTTCAACAGGTACCTCTTTTGATTTTTTTGCTGAAACAATTGCTGAACTAAATAAACTCTTATCTTGTTCAATTGCTGTTATTACTTCTTTCATTTGATCTTCTGATAAATCTTTTTTTGATCTCCCTGAACTAATTTCTATAACAAAATTTGTACCTTCAAATTTCTCAAATAGTTCCATAAAAGGACCTAATACTTTTCTCAATCCACTTCTATCACTAGTTGTATTCATAGAACCTGCTCTTAACTCTAGTTTACGAAATTTTTCATTAGCTAAGGCTTTACTAATAATCTCTTTATTTACAACTGGCAATAATTCAATCTCTACTAAATCATCACTCATTTCAGTAAAATAATCTTCAATACCTGAAGGTGACAAACTATGAATATTTCTTTGTACCATTAAAACAGATAGCTCTCTATCATACAAGCAACTAATATCCTCAGCAATATATTCTCCAGGATTTAACGGAATTTCTTTCAAAACTTCATTATTTAATTCTACATACGCAGGTTTATCATTTCTTAATCTAGTAAAATGCATTGCATATAATTCTGGACTACTAGAAACCTCAAAAAATCTGTCCATTCTAACTTTTTCCCCAAAAAGAATAACATCTCTATCAGTATAGTTACTTATACTATTTATCCTATCAGCTAATGGATATAGATCGAAAAGTCCTTTTACAATTTTTTCTCCTTCTTGAGCTTTTCCATTGACCTGGAAAAATTCAAATCTTACTTGTCTCTTCTTGTTTACCATTTAATAAACACTCCTTATTTAATTATACCTACTAAAATAATTAAATCAAAAAGAAGACAGAAAAACAAGCATTTTTCTTGACTTCTTTCTAGTAGATATAATCATAAGGATTACAATTTATATTATAAACGAGAACGAACGTTCGGTCAAGTGTAACTAATACTTACAAATAAAAAAGAGACACCAGCTTGCTAGTGTCTCATAATGAATGTAGTAGAAACATCTATTGACGATCCTAATTTTATTTAAGCAGCAAAAGCTACTTACTGGAACAATAGGAGTCGAACCTATACCGACGGTTTTGGAGACCACTGCTCTACCAGTTAAGCTATATCCCATTAACACTCACAAACCTGTAGAAAAAAGAGAGAGGAATTACACCTCATTTCTTTTAGTTTGAGAACGTCTGATTTGTGAGTGATCATTGCAAACTACATAGCGCTATCTTGACAATTGCTTTCAGCGTACGTCTACGTGTAAGCTTCATGCCAAGTTTATTGCAATATTTGCTACCTAGACTAAACGAGACAGAAAGAACTGGACTTTCCACATCCTTATTCTTTATTTTTTTGTAGGTAGCCTCCAAAGATAAGCGAAACGGAGCTAAGATAGGTAATGCATGCCTTACCCTCGTCTCCTTATCTTTCGACACTACCATAATAACATCTAAATATTGATAAAAACCGCCAACTTTCCGCCAAAAAACCGCCAAAAATTTTATTTATATGCAATTATTTTTCCATTTCGATACGCTTCGGCAAATTCAATTAAAGCCTCTGATTTCATTCGTTGAATACTTCTTTCGGAATATCCAACTTCCCTAGCTATCTTGTAATTAGAGTAATGATCCTGCACACAGAAACTATAATGCAAAATTTGTCTGCTAGTTAGGCTCAATGCCATAAGCGCAGATACAATTGCGTCTCTTTCTGCTTCTGCATCTACTAATTGTACTAGCGCATCTTCTGCTTTATTCCCGTGACTTTGGCTTTTAGGCATATCTGTAATAATTGGTGATTTTAAATCTATCAAAGAGCGACCAGCTATTCGCTCTAAACGTCTAAAACTCTTCAACACATTTCTAGCATTCGCTTTTGTTTGTCGAAAATCTACTTCTTTTAACAATAGAATCAAGTGAAATCGCTCCTTTTATGGTATAATAATTTATAATAAACATATCATCATTTAAGAGTTGCTTAGCGGAAACTAAGTAGCTTTTTTTATTTATCCAAACATATATAAGAAATGCTTATTCTTTGCTCATCAGCGACTCCATATGATATAAATTATACTAAGAATACTATTCCAATAGCTATTCACTTCTCAGCCAGTCGGCGGAAACCGACTGGCTATTTATTTATCAAAATATTCATCACTCATACATGTTTGTAGTCAACAAATTATTGGTTGACTATAAAGAAAACAATAATAATTCTACAATATTTTACAATCTTCCATTCGTCATCTTTCACATCATCTTTATTCATTTGATATTTTCCATCTAATAAATATTTTTGGCATAGAAAGTATTTTCAAATCTATTTTTCAATGGTATAATCACTTTAACTTTCTTGGGGATTTTATTTATGAAATAAATTTCCTCCTTTTCTACATTAACTTCTGGTAAACAGTTAATAGTAGTACACGTCTCTGCAAGAGATCTATTGTCGATTTTTAATCGGCTTTTTAATAGCACTTTATTTGGGGAAAGTGCTAACTCACACCTAAAGAACAACTGGCGGAAAACAGTTGTTTCTACCACATAAGTCAGCTAGTGGTCAGCTGGCTTTTTTTGTTGCCTTAAATTTCATAGTAATGTATTATTAATTGTCTCTATCTGAGATGAAAATGTATCTATAACTAGCTAGCGGAAACTAGTTAGTTTTTTTATACTATTTTTTGTTGGTTTTAAAACTACTTAGCCTTTTTATATAAATGTGAACGTCGAATAATTGAATATTAAATTCTTTAAATTTAAGCATCTTCTTTACTCGCTTTCTAACCGAATAATTCTCTTTGATCTGTTTACCCGTTTTACCCACTACACTTGTTCCTCCAAACTTGTAATTTCTAGTTCTGTTCGTGGTCGCATACTGTACAACTTTTGACAAACCATTACAGCAATTTGACCATCGTTTTTATATAAAATACCTTCGGCAGCATCAGTGACTGCTTTGAAATAATTATCCAAGTCAGGTTTCTTATCGCAATATTTCCGCTCTAATTTCACTTCTAAGCGTTTCTTTTTAGAACTTAATAGATATTTTAGGGGTAGCGATGTAAAACGTAATATGCGCAAAAATAGCCCCTTTTTCAATCAATTCTGGTTTTGCCTTTTGTTTATAGGCACCCATAGCGCTATCTTCATAGGTTTGGACATAATTCCCACGTCTTGCAAACCTCGGGCGACTTTGCAGTTTTCGTTCAATTGGCAGGATAATTCGCATCATTTCCCCTCCAAGTATTCTTTTATTTGCCTATCAAGTTCAGCTTGCTTTTCTGGTGATAGTTTCTCCTCTTCTTTTTTTGGTTCATTTACCCAATCTGGCAACTTCTCTTGTCTAACTGGATTATTTGAATATCTTACTTGCGTTGCCGTTTCAGACAAGTCGTATTCATCGTTAAAACGTTCATCACGTATCCAGCGGAACAATTCTTGTGGATGATACCAGTCGTTTAATTTGATATACTTAAGATAAGCTTTGTATCCTGTTTTAAACCGTTCGAAGTCTTCATCTGACTTAATTTTCTTTAAGAATTGCTCTTTGGCTTTTTTCTTATTGGTTTTCTTCGGATATGTTTTCCAAACCTTTTCAAATAATTCAGACATGGTTGAACTTTGTTCAACACTATATATATTCTTTGTATTATTCTTTGTATTATTAATTAATGTATTATTCTCTGTGAAGTTTTCTTCACTAGGGGTAGTGAAATTTTCTTCATCCCCCTCCTGATGATTTTTTCCATAGGTGATGAAATTTTCTTCACTAGGGGTGTAAAATTCTGTATCAGTTGGATACGGTAAGATATAGATATGTCTCCGATCTACCATTTTGCTGTTTGGCTTATAAAAAATTTGTATTTTTATATAGTTTCTTTCTTCTAACTGTTTCAGCCATGAAATAATTGTTCGCTTGCTAACGTTATACAGATTTGCAAAATATTGATTCGTTGCCCAACAATAGCCTTTTTCATTTGCTAATGCCGTTAGCTCTCCATACAATAATTTTGCATTCCCATTTAAGTGGTTATCATAGCGAACAATCGCTGGGATAATGGCGTAATATCCTCTATGTTCATTCACTAGTTATCCTCCTCATCAACAACGACCGTATAAACATATTTATGCTTAATTTCTCCGTTAACGACTTTTTTTATTGTTTGTGCTTCAATAGCTATTCCTTTACCATTTCTTGAACCGATATAGACAAATGCTAATAGTTCAAAAAATAGTTTTTGACTCGATGTTAATTGCCTGTATTTTTCAAGTAATTCCTCTACCAAACTGTTAACCTCCGATATTCAACTTCTTACGTTCTTCAACGTTTAGTTTTACTGGTTTAATTTGATACTTGTTTAAAAAGTTCTTAGTACCTATCTGATGTTCTTCTTGATGATGTTGACGACAACCAGCGTAAAAAGTAAATGTTTCATGATTAATCTTTTGACGATTTCGCCCCATACCGACTACCTCGATATGACAAACATCGGCATGTTTCCCACAAATACAACACTTACGGTATTTAAGGCAGTAATAAAACCATTTGTTATTTTCTAGCAAGTATTGGTATCTCTTTTCTAGTGGTACATCATTTTTCAAAATGAATTCGATTAAAAAACTAATCCATTCTGTTGCTTCATGTCGTGTAGCCTTACTATGTTCAAAATACACGCCACTTTTAGCTTCGTAGTAATACTTTAAAACTTCCTCTATCCATTTGGTTCGTCATAACTCCAACGAGCTATATCAGCTATTAAAACGTGAGAAAGTGCATTCTGTTTTTGAGACATTTGTCGATTATCTAATAGTTCAACTTTTACTAAATTGTCATCGTTGTTAGCTAGGAGTTTGAGGAAATTCGAGTTGATCTCATCCTCAAACTCAATCGCCAATTTATTTCCTTTGTGTTTTATGATTTTTCCAATCATTCAATCACTTCTTATCTTCTTGAACCTTCTGCCTAGATTCATAAAAATTTATCCACTTCGCAAGCAATTTAGAAATAACACCATAATCATAAGCACTATATTCTTCAAATGCTTTTTTAGGATTCAAATCAGAATCATTTATAGCTAACGATTTCACAGCTTCAAATTCTTGCCCTGCCAGCTCGGCTACTCTACTAATTGATGCGTTCAACATATCAATTTGCCGTTCAGTAATTGTAGTATTTTTTAGCTGTTCTTTTTGGTATTTATCAGGATCGTCATCATCTGTTGCAATATTAAAAAATTTCAATAAAAAATATTTTTCCGCATACGTTAGTGCTTTTCCTACCCCCTTTTCTCCTTCAATATCTACTCCTTGGCTATACCATGAACAAGCAACAATCTCAGAAGGATTATGAATATTAATCCATGTCATCATTAACTCTAGCTCTGTAAAATACGTTGTACGTTTTTTGGCTACAGGCTCTTTCTTTACTTTATCCGCTTTCCATACCTCATCTTGTGATTCCCGAACTTGATGAGCAACAATTTCTGGCTTCAAAATTAATCCAACTTGATTTATGACTGTATTTAATGCGGATAGTACATCGCTTGACCCCACATAGCTGTACTGCTGGCCACGTTTACTTTTTTGAATATATGGTGCTTTTTGTCTCACATACGCTAATTTTTGATAAACATTCAACTTAGAAAAATCTGTTTTGGTTGCTTCAGTCATTCAATAAGCCCTCCTTATATCTTTTTCCTGAACTCACATATTCAATTAAATACACGTTTTCTTCGCCTAATTCTTCTATCAAATCAACGATTGTATCTTGTGTAGCAATTTTTTTACAAGTGAGTACTGGTTGTCCTGTATAAAGACATTTCATTGCAAAAGTTATCTCAAACACACCGTCTTCATCAGCAATTTCATTTCCAAAATAATCAGTAGTATCCACTGGATCATCTTCATAGGTTTCCTTATGTGGTTTTTCAGTCGGCTCTGTTAAATATCTGTCTAGTGCATTTGCTTCTCTACGATTCATTCACAAAACCTCTTTTCTGTGTTACAATTTTTCTAGTATAATTTTGTATGCGACTATTTGCTTGGCGGCGTAGTCGCTTTTTTCATCATGCAATCCCTCTGTGCTCTTTTTGTTGCGCAATGTATAGTTGACTTTTTTGTTGTTTGTACCATAAATCAGCTAATCTTTTTGCTTGGTTTAACTTTTCTTTTCTAGTCATTTAAACTCACCTCGAAAAATCTTCGATAATATATCCATCAAATCGTTTGGATCATCTGTGACAAAAGTATGTGTATTTTTAGTCGTAGTTTCTGTTTCAGTACCGTACATCTCTTTTAATAAACGATGTTTTGGACAATCACAATCTGATTGTTCCAGTTTTTCTTTTGTTAGTGTATATTGGCTATGTGCAGCAATGGCTACTATCGTGCCTTTTCCAACTTGAGATATTGCCATCTCTCCTTCTAAATCGATAGCTGCCAAAGATAAAGCTACATCTTCTTTCTGGCATTCTTTTGCTAGTTTTTTAATCAATTTTTGAATTTTATCGTTCATTTTGGTATACTCTCCTTAGTTCATTTTGTATGTGTCCTAATCGTTGGCAGACGATTGGGGCTTTTTATTTTGTCTTTTTTGAAAATGCTGATACTCCGCTTCATCCCAGTTGAAAAACCAACGGATAAAAAGAGGTACACTTATTGTTGCCAACACTGGAACTGAAAAGTGGCTTTTCAATAACACACCTAGCGCAATCATCAATAATAATGCGCCTATCAATCGTGCTTCACGTATTGCTTTCATATTTACCCTCCTATAATTTTTTTGATATAATTCAGTTGAAAGCGGGGTGTCAAAATGTTTTTTGTAATAAAGAAAGCTTCTAATAAAAAATACTATTTTGTAATTAAAACCGAAGAAAATGAAGTAATCGCATCAAGCAAGACTTATTACTATAAATCTTCTGTTTTAGAAATTATTGAATCCATCAAAAGTGATATGGATCAAAAAGCTATTATTGTTGACACTACTTTTAACTGGGGATAAGTTAAGGCTTATCCTTTTATCATTACTATCCTATTTCTTTAAACATATCTCCATTATCATTAGCCATATCAATTCTTGCTTGTAATTCTAAGTTAGGCTTCCATCTAGGAATTAGAGCTACAGCCTCTTCATATCGAACTTTTGGAATGTCTACATAAGATGCTACATCGAATAATGCTTTCAATTGTTTATAACAATTACTAAAGGCTGATTGCTTAATACTTGAATCCTGATAAGCCAATGTTTTTTTGCCACCTAATACTTTGATAACAGTTGATGAAACTAGCCCTTGTATCTTTCGTTGTTGGCTTCTATTAATTGTAGTTTCTGTTTCTAGCTTATCTAAACGTTGATTTACAAGAGTCAATCCACGTTCATGTTTTAACGCAGCTTCTAATAACAATTCTGTGTTATTAATCGGTAAGTTTGATTGAGTTTTAAGCAGTTCCTCCATTTGGTTAAAAGCTTCAATGTATTTCAGTTTAAACTTAAGAGCTTTTTGACCAGTGAATCCCATTGCTAGTAGCGTGAATCCGTCACGGTTCATAATGATTTGTCTATATTTTTGTTTGTTTTGTGGATGAATATAGCTATCTTCGTAAAATAGCCCTGCGTAATTTTCCGCAACCCCCTCTTTTAAATCATCAATCGCTGCTAAAACATCACGATGATTTTTATTAAACGTTTCTGCGACTTGCAAACTAGTTGTTACTGCTTGTTGGTTTTTCATAATTACTAAGTTGTCCATTGTTTCTGTATCGTCCTTTCCTTTAATCCCAATGATTCATGATGTCATTACAAATTTTTATAGCTTCTTTAGCAGGCCAGTATCTTTTTCCCTTGCTAGTACCAGGCTTTCTTTTTTCGATCATTTGCATACGTTTGTCTTTTACAAAATTTTGTTCAACTTCAGGAACAGACATTGAATACATAGACGATAATTGTTTGATGTCTAAATACTCAGCACGTTCATTTAATCCTTGACTAGCTTCATTTATGACTTGCTCAAACATTTTTCTCAGGATTTTTTCAATAATGTTGTATAGAAAGTTTTTTGAAGATGTATCTAGAAAATTTTCCATTCTAAACACTCCTATCTAATTTTGTAGTATTCAATAATAGCCGTTAGTGTTTCGTGAGCCTTTTTACTTTGATTTTTACCAGAAAGATAGTCGTTTAGATCTTGCTTATGAATATTGAAATACGTGGCTACAGATGTTAATGATATTTTCTTATCATCAAAGTACTCACGAATTTTCGCTCTGCCCGCTGTTGTGTCTGGCATATTAGTTTCTCCTTTCTTTAGTATTTTTTGTAAATTAATTAGATAGAATTTATAAAACTATTGACTTATGTATACAAATATTCTACAATCAGAACATAGTTAAATAAGCCTATAACAAAACCTTTATTATGCACTCGGTCGCCAAACTTAATGCTGTAAGGTATGTTTTTAGTTTGCTTTTTTTCTATCCAATTAACTTACAAGAATTATTATATACATTTTTTCTACATTGTCAACCATTTTGTAGATTTTTTGTATACATATTTTCTTTGTATTTCTAGAAAGGTTGATATAAGTGGATTTATACGAAAAAATAAAATTACTTGCTAGCGAAAAGAAAATGTCAATAAGACAATTAGAAGAAACATTGGGATTTGGAAACGGGGTAATTAATAGATGGCGTAAGAATACTCCTGGTTCTGATAAATTAAAAAAAGTTGCGGACTACTTCAATATATCTGTAGATTATTTACTTGGACGAACTGATAATCCAAATTCTAATAACTTAGAAGAAGATGAAATTACAACTTTCTTCCGTGTAAATACAGAAGATTTAACCGAATCCGAAAAAGATCAGCTCAGAGAAGAATTAAAAGAGTACTTAGAATTCATGAAATCAAGACTTAAAAATAAATGATTGGATGACCCCTATGTATTTAGACTACGATACTTATTTTGAATATCATGACCAGACATATATTATTATTGAAAAAGTTGCTAATTACTATGGAATTGAACTAAAAGAGTTAAGATGGAAACACTACAAAGATTATATGATTGACGTAGAAAATGTTGACATAATTCCCTATAGTTTCGGTGATGTTTCAAGAAAAATATTTTCAGGAAACATAATAAAATTTCACGATAAATGCGGAATTTCCTATAATCCAACAATGGTTAAAGGAAGGCAAAATTTCTCAATACTTCATGAATCTGCACATTATTTTTTTGATATGAATAAGGAATGCAAGTCTCAAAGTTTTTCAGATTTAATTACTGGAAAAGGATACACTAGCGAAGATGAACCAAAAGAAATAAGAGCTAATATATTTGCATCCCTTGCTTTAATAAACAATGAAGCATTGAAAGAATGTTTAAAAAAGCAAATGTCTTTCCGTCAAATTTGCGAAGAATTTGAAATGAGTGCTGCAGCACTACACGTAAGGTTATATGATTTTTTAACAAAAATATTCTTATTAAATCCATGCTTAGCAAGATCAGCTATTAATCAATATAGATATAACTATAATTCAACAAAATTAATCAGTTATATAAAAATGTGCTTGTGCTGATGAACTACAAAGAATTATTTTTGCGTAAAAAATCTCGTGTAAGGACACAGACTTAAAACTTATCTTGAAGTTTGTTGATAAAACTAACAACAAAAATGGAGGAATATAGTATGTTTTTATTTGGAAATAAAGAAGAAAAAAAGGTAAAGAAAGCAGAAGAAAAGCAAATAAAAGAATATTTTAAAAATAATCATGATATTGTAAGATAAAGTCCGTATAATTGTGTAAAAGTAAAAAGGCCATATAACAGTCCTTTTACGGTACAATGTTTTTAACGACAAAAACATACCCAGGAGGACTTTTACATGACCCAAGTACATTTTACACTGAAAAGCGAAGAGATTCAAAGCATTATTGAATATTCTGTAAAGGATGACGTTTCTAAAAATATTTTAACAACGGTATTTAATCAACTAATGGAAAATCAACGAACAGAATATATTCAAGCAAAAGAATATGAACGAACAGAAAACCGACAAAGTCAACGAAATGGCTATTATGAGCGCAGCTTTACGACACGTGTAGGCACGCTAGAATTAAAAGTACCCAGAACACGTGATGGCCATTTTTCACCCACAGTGTTTGAACGTTATCAACGAAACGAAAAAGCCCTCATGGCTTCAATGTTGGAAATGTATGTATCAGGCGTTTCAACTCGTAAAGTATCAAAAATTGTGGAAGAACTTTGTGGTAAATCCGTCTCTAAGTCCTTCGTTTCTAGCTTAACAGAACAGCTAGAACCTATGGTTAACGAGTGGCAGAATCGTTTATTATCAGAAAAAAATTATCCTTACTTAATGACCGATGTACTCTATATAAAAGTACGAGAAGAAAATCGAGTACTCTCAAAAAGCTGTCATATAGCGATTGGAATAACCAAAGATGGCGACCGTGAAATTATCGGCTTCATGATTCAAAGTGGCGAAAGCGAAGAGACCTGGACAACATTTTTTGAATACCTAAAAGAACGCGGTTTACAAGGTACGGAACTCGTTATTTCTGATGCGCACAAAGGATTAGTCTCTGCCATTAGAAAATCCTTCACCAACGTAAGTTGGCAAAGATGCCAAGTTCACTTCCTAAGAAATATCTTTACCACCATTCCTAAAAAAAATTCAAAATCTTTCAGAGAAGCTGTTAAAGGAATTTTTAAGTTCACAGATATTAACTTAGCGCGTGAGGCTAAAAATCGATTGATTCATGATTATATCGATCAACCAAAATATTCAAAAGCTTGCGCATCATTGGATGATGGATTCGAAGACGCCTTTCAATATACCGTACAAGGAAATTCCCACAATCGACTAAAGAGTACCAATCTAATTGAACGACTGAATCAAGAAGTACGCAGAAGAGAAAAGATTATTCGCATCTTCCCCAATCAAACATCAGCCAATCGCTTAATTGGAGCCGTTCTTATGGACCTACATGATGAATGGATTTATTCTTCAAGAAAATACATCAATTTTGATAAGTAGAAATGGTAAAAACATTGTATAGCATTTTACACAGGAGTCTGGACTTGACTTATTGTAATAGGCGGTATTTATTTTAATGATTCAGACAAAAAAATATTTATCCCAAAAAGTATTTCTGAATCAAGAAAACAACAAGTTATCAACTATGATGATTTGATTAGTTACACAGATATTTTTGTTGGTGGCAATATAAAAAAACATCACGGAATAACTCGTGCAGTTGTTGGTGGCGTTTTAGCTGGTCCTGTTGGGGCTTTAGTTGGTGCTGGAACAGGTGGAAAAGAATTTACTTCCATTAAGCAATTAGGAGTTATGTTACATCTTCCTAATAATCAGACAGTAAAATATATGTTAATCACAACTGAAACAAAAACTGATTCTATGATTGGTAAAGGTTTAATGGATAAATACAACGAATTAATTGCAAAACTGGACCAAATACTAAAAACTAATTCAAGTAATAAAGATAACACTGTATTATCTTCTGCAGACGAGATAAGAAAATTTAAAGCCTTGTTAGATGATGGCATTATTACAAAACAAGAATTTGAAATAAAAAAACGTGAATTGTTACAATAAAAATAACGCACCCTCTCCGGCTAAGAAGTTAGTGCGTTAAAAATAGAACCAAAATAGGCTTATTTTGTTACGCCTATTTTACCACAAAGAAAAGGACGTGAAAATATGGCGAAACTAAATTGGTCCAAAAAATACAAATATGTTTTTTCTTACTCAAATAAAAAAGGAACTTTTTGGGGATATCGCTATCCTTATTACAACTCTCTAAAACACCGAAAAGAAGCTAGCAAACGTGGATTTGAAAGTGAAAGAGCGGCGAATAAAGCATTGCTAAAAATCCAATATGATTTAGAAACACAAAATACTTCCTTCGTCGAAAATAAACAACTCACCATAGATGAATGGATCAAAGTCTGGATACCTTACGCCCAAGACAATTGGAGTGTTTCAACAAAACAAAACATTGAATCCGCTGTTAAATTTCACATATCACCATTGATTGGAAATCAAAAGCTATCTTCTTTAAATAAGATTACTTATAAACGAGAATTTATTGACAAATTAAGACAAGAAAACAAATATACAGAATCAACTATTCAAACGTGGCATAAAATTGTAATGAGGATGATTAACGCTGCGGTACACAATCAAATCATCCCTAGCAACACGCTAACAGGCTTTAAATTTGATTTAAGTAATAATGTTCGTTCGTTCTCTAAAAAGGAATTACAGCGATTTGTGGCGGTTTTAGAAAACGAAGATATTCAAACGCAAGTTATATTTTTAACTCTGCTAAAATCTGGAATGAGGAAAGGCGAACTGATGGGGCTGCGTTGGAGTGATATTGATTTAACCGAAAAATATTTCGATATCAATTCTACACGTGGTGATTACGGTGAAAATAAACCTAAAACAAAAACCAGCATACGTAAAGTTTATTTTGACAACTCGTTACTCACTTTAATAAAAAAATACAAAAATCATGAGAAAGAACGGCTTTTCAGAGAAGGGATAATTTTAAGCGATAAGGACTATTTTATTTTAAGTTCTCGAAATTTACCTATCAAACAATCAAGAATTACGTATATGTTTCGCCTGTTATGTGAAAAAGCAGAAGTTCAAAACATAACCGTACACGGCCTAAGACATACCCATGCAACGTTTTTAATTGAAGCAGGAGCAAACATTAAGTACGTTTCAACTCGGTTAGGACACAAGAATATTAATATAACTTTGGATGTTTATAGCGATGTGCTAAAAGAAGAAGAAAAAGAAACAGCTGATATGATGGATAAACTTATTGAGAACTTGTGA